AGGCTCAAATGGATTTATTTGAGGACTATTTTTATCAATATAATCAATATATTAATAGAGAAAATTTAAGACAGTCAGGAACAGGATATGCTGATATTGTAAAAGGATTGGTAGAGGTTATAGATTCTTTTTCTGTAGAGTCTTTTTTAATAGGAGGTAATGGCGCTAATCAGTGGAATCTTCCTTTAGATTATTATTTAATTAATAAAATATTTCATTACCCTAATTTACTAACTAACGGAATTACAACTTCTTCTAGCGCAAATCAATTAGTAAATAACTTACTGGTTCCTCCCGCATTATCTCCACCAGCATTTGACACAGGAGTAACGGGTTTTAATGTTTTTCCAGCTACAGGTAGTATTGTTGTAAACACAAGCACATTAGCTCAATCTTTTGTAAATTCTGTCGTTGATGCTACAACATTAAACTTAGCTACAAATATATTTTTTTCTATAACAGTTCCTCCTTCAGAATCATATAGTATTTTTGACGCAAGTACTATTGTTGAAGTAGAGAGAGTAAGTCAAAATAAATTATTTTATTTAACAAGTTCTACAGTAACAGCCCCTTCTAATTTATTTCCCGCTTATGTACTGTCAGGAAACACAATAACAGTTTATCCAACAAATATTCAGGCTGATGGAGCGGTTAAAACTCAATACATTAGGTATCCTCTTCCTCCTAAATGGACGTTTAAAACAATTACTGTGGGAGAACCATTGTTTAACGCTTCACAGGCTGACTTTCAAGACTTTGAACTACCTCTATCAGATGCCCCTGGGTTAATTGCTAAAATATGTCAATATGTAGGTATAGAAATAAGAGAAGCTGACGTTTATGGCTTTGGGCAGGCAGAAGAAAAAGCTAATAACCAAATACAAGTATAACAAATGGGATACATTACTGACTATCAATATTACGAAAACAATCAAGTAGACCCTAAAGATGCTAATTGGGGTTCATATCAATATGTAAGCTTAGAAGATATAGTTTCTAATTTTATGTTAATATATCAGGGTAATAATGAAATATTAAATAATTTAGAAAGGTATCAAGTTTTGTTTCATGCAAAGCGTGGTATTCAAGAGTTAAATTATGATGCAATGAAGGAGATAAAAATATTGCAATTAACTGTAGATGCTCAAATTAGATT